ATTTGCGATAATTTCTTTTATCAAAATCCATTGCAGCTTTTAATATTATTTTATCCATCATATTATCTTGATTTTGCAACATTTCTTTTTGCAAATCAATAACCATTTTTTCTAATGAATCTTTTGCCTTTACCAAATGATTTATTTGATCTTCTTTTTTTTCTATTGTATTTTTTAAAGACTCAATGTCATCAGGTTTTGTTCCTGTAATGGAACTTATAATTATTGGAATTGAAGCTGCGATTGTTCCAATTAGCATCATTACAACTTCTTTATTAGATTCTAATACTGGAAATTGTAATAAAGTTATTATAATTCCTATAACAAACAGAAAAACAAAAAGACTTCCTGCATATGATCTCAATTCTTTTGCAACTCCGTTTACTGGCATTTTCATTTGTCGTATTTTTTTTGAATAGGTCTAAATATTTGTGCAAATCTCTCTTTTATTTTATTCATTCTTATACCTTGTATTTGGTTTTGTCTAAAATTAATCCCCTGCCACATATTTATTTTTTCACTTCATTTCTAATTTTAAGTATCGTATAAATTATAGTGCCAATTAATACTAATATTCTTAAACCATCCTCTATTTGAGGAATAAAGCTTATTAATATTGCACCTGTATTTATTGCTGCTAACTGTTTCATTTTATGCTATTGCTAAATAAATCCATTCATATCCTGCTTCATTAATATAAGTACCAGTACCACCAACTAATTGAAATCCTGTTGAATTATAACTAATATAATTTGAAGCTGTGTCAACCATTGCACTTGTTTCATTAATATAAACAATACCACTTCTTACATTATCAAATGTTGCCCATGGTCTAGCTAGGTCAGCATTTTTAACCATAACAAAAGATGGTTGAAAACCTGTTGTAACTTGTAAATCAGAGTTTGAGCCATTATATGAGCCAACTTTTAAAACTCCAGCTGTAGATGCAAAACACAAAGCCAAAAATTTATTACCACTTCCATTCATGTCAGCGATACTACCTAAAGAAATTGTTGTAGATGTAGGGCTTGTAGTGTTCCAAAAACTTCCTGATCCATATCCCCAACCACTTGTAGTGTTAAAAGCTCCATCAGTATGCAAAAAAGCTGCTTTGTCATTTCCCTGAGATTGATGAAAAACTGACCAATTTCGACCAGATGTGTCATAAGATTTAACAATATACATTTCAGGAGTTGCAGATAATCCATGACCTACTGTAGCATTTGCTCCTGTACCTGTAAAATCTACAATACTTATACCTAAATCGTTGTTTGCATTACCTGAGGATGTTATACTTCCGTTATTATTGCCACTAAAATCTGTTCCTTTTTTAAAACTGTAGGAAATCATATCCCCATTAGCACCAGAAAGTCCTCCGTTCCAGTTGCCATATCCCCCAACACTAAAACCATCTGAATCAAAAGATGTTAAAGAGTTTGAAGCACTTACCTCATCAGCAGTACTTGTAATATCTAAAAACTTTTGAGCACCTCTGACTTGATTTGCAAGTACAGCACCATAATTTGCCGCTGAAAGTAATTTAGCAATTACCATACCAGGCTCAAAACCAATGCCAGTTACAGACTGTGAATTTGGTCTATTGCCAGTAAATGCTTTTACTTTAAATTGAGGTCCTGCAGCACCAGCTCCAGTTGCTAATCTTTTATTAAAACTCATCTTAATTCACTTTTGAATCCAACAATGTCAGCTTTTTTACTTAATTTATTTATTTCTTTAATTTCTGCATCTGCTTCATCACGAATTTTTTTTCTAGCTTCAATAATTTCTGTAGGTGCATCTTTTATACCCTCTGCTTGTCTTGTTATATACCAATCAGTTTCATTTAATAAAAGTTTTGCTGAATATTTAATTTGTGATATTTTTTGATTTTTTAATTCAGTAGCACTTTCTGTCCAAGTTTTATTTTTAACAGCATAAACAAACTTTTTTTTACTTTTATCAAAACTTAATTTACCTAATTCTTGAATTGTATAATCTATTTCAGGTTTTTCAACATCAAAAAAACCCTCTTTTTCTAGTTCACTATCTGACAATTTATTAAAACCATTTATATAATGTTTTTTGCCATCATAATTTGAAGGTAAATTTGAATATATTTTAATCTCATCTTTTAATTGTATTGCTTTCATATCTAAATTCTTATGGTGTTGTATCAGTTTGGAATGTGTTAATTGTATAATGAATCAATGCTGCACTATCTGTGTCATCAATACAAGTAACTGTAATTACATTTGTTGCTGAGGTATCTAATTCTGTGCTACCTACCCTCCTAATAGTAGATGAGGTAAAATCATCTGCTAGAGTAATTGCTGCAGAACTTAAAGTTCCTGACAATACAATGTCAATTACTTGTCCTAATTTCATATTTTGAAGTGTTAGTGTTGCTGTTGCGACATTACCAGTTAGTAAAAAAGTCGTTGCTGTTGAAGCATCAATATTTTGACTTCCTGTCGCTGTGCTTGTAGCTTTTGCTGTATATCTATTTTCTAACATTGCATGTTCTACTGAATCGTTTGCAATTGTTACAACTCCAGCATTGGTCATTGTTACATCACCGCTTAATGCCGCTGCAGTAAATCCTGTTCCATCACCTATTAATATTTGTTGATTTGTTACTGCCTTTGCAGATAAATCTCCGCTTGAATTAGCATCTCTCACAATAACTGTATTTGCAGCTTGATCTGCAATTGTTCCTAATGGTATTCCAAACGTAGTTCCTGATATATCTTGTGTATCTGAACTGTATGTAATACCATATATTTCTGCAAACATTTTTCTTACGTTTATGAACGCTGTCCTGAGCCCATGTCCAGTTTCATCGTTTGCACTTGTTCCTACGTTCAAATTTTGACTTGCCATTTTTTATTTTTTAATTATTATCTATTGTTACATCTGTGTTATTATCTATAAAAATATCTGTTCGATCTACTGTAAACGGATTACAAATTGGATAAACTTGTCCCCATCCCTCTGATCTGTTATTATCACCCCAATGACTTTCGCAATATATATCTCCAAAACTCATAATACCCAATCAATTGTATATGATTCATATAAAGGTGATACATCAGCATTTGAATTGCTAAACCATTCAGGAAAATTTCCTGCTGCATTAAAAGCCATATAATCTAAAAATCTTTGTGTATAACTTTCTGCACGATCTCTTGCTACTTGTATAAGTGATTTTAATTCTGTTTCCGAAACATCCGAAGATGCTTCCGAAGTATGTTTAAATACTCCCTTATTACTTACAGTTACATGAGCTGTTTTTAAAAATTCATGAACTGTTAAATGCACTAAAATAGGTTTTACATAATCTTCTAATAATGCTTTGTATGTTGCTGGAAAAGTTGTGCCGCTATTTATTAGTGCTGTTATATCGGTAGAAAATTTATTATATAAATCTGTTCCGATTATTTCTCTTAAATATTGTGTTTGAGCTAGATGCATTGCAGGAATTATTTTGTCCGAATCTATTGATCCTGATAAAATTGTTGATTTTCTTACTACATCATCTTTGCTACAAAATAATACGTCTGCCATTATCTAGGTGTTTTAAAATTTTTTGGTTTAAGAAATCCTCTGTTTACCATATCTCTAGGTCGCATTGAAACTTCTTTTATATTTACTATTGGTTTTAAGCCTTCTTTTTTTGCTTTGTTTACAGAAATCTCAGCATTTGGATTTTTAACATCAGGATTTATATTTACTGCCATAAATGTTTTTCTCATCCAAAAGTGTTTGCATGATCCTCCTCCTTTATATTTCCAAATGGAATATGTGTTAGCACCATCTTTTCCCCATCCTGCATTTACAATTTTATTTTCCATAGCAATTATATCCTCTTTACGATATAATTTTTTTGCTGCCACCATTTTTTTACAAAATTCTCTGCTATTTGGACTTGTAGTCAATGGTGCATATTGATAACGAACTCTGAATTTTTTGTCATTTACGACTGAATCTTGTTCGCTTTTTGCATTAGGTTTTGCACTTCCTGTTGATGCTAGACTTAACATTTTGTCAAATGCTTCTTCTTGCTCATAATCGACTGGTCTTTCATCTACAAGTTCCCAATTTTTATCATCTTCATCTTCTCCTAATTCAATTAATGAATCTATATGACTTTCTAAATCTGGTAAATGTTGGTTTAGAGCTAATTGTTCCCCTGTTTCCTCTTCTCTTTTTTCTTTTGTTACAATATTATCTGTTTTAACAAATTCTATTGGAGTTAAAGTTTCAAAAAATAAATCTAATGCTATATTATTTACTGCTAAAATGTCATCAATAGCATCTAATATTAATTGTTGATAAGGTTTTATTACTATATTTTCAAAAAGATTATGTGCATTTTCTATTTCCTCTGCATTTGATCCTAATGAATTTCCTGTATCTCTAATACCTACTAATAAAGGCGAGGTAATTCTATTTGCTAATAATAATTTTCTAGAACATTCCTCAGCGATATAAGAATAAACATCTGCTGCATCTGAAACCGATATATCTTCAATTGTTGTTTTGTTTTCAGGACTATCAGAAAAAGAGACAATTGTTTTTTCTCCCTTTGCTCCTGTTAATTTATTTAATATTTCATTTTTTATTAAATGTTGTTTTTCTACTGTTGGAACTCCATTTGAAAAATTTACTAATTTTGTTCCTGAAAAAGAATTTTGTACTTCGTTTACTAAATATTCCGAAATTTCACATTCTAACTTACTATAATTCAAAGCATTTCCCCAGTCAGGTGGCGAATAATAATGCATTGATGGAATTGATTTTCTAATAATATAAATCTCATTTGGAGCACCTGATCCAAAAACAGGAATTCTTGTTAATTCATCAATATCTTTATAATCTTCCCATTTTGGGTGATAATAATATGCATTAATTTTTCCTTTATCATCTGATTTTTCTGCTCTTAATGTTTCCCTATTAAAATGCATTACACTTTCAATTTTTTTCTTTTTATAAGTTATTTGAAAGGATGCCTCGCCTAATAGTTTTAAATCCATTGCTATTTTTTGTAAGCATTTCTTTTTAAATAAAGATTTCATTTGAGCAAATTCATCAGGTTTTTGAGATGCATTATGAGCATTTAAACCTTTGCCATAAATTTGATTAGTTATTCCCTGAATAATTGATCCTGTAGTTGCTGAATTTAAAAAAGCATCAATTAATTCTTTGTAATAATTATTGTCATCTCCATATGCTACCCATTCCTCATTAGGATTTTCTGTAACCTCAGGGGTTTGATATGCAGATAAATTTAATATGTGAAAGTCGCTATTATTCATATATCAAAAAGTCATGATTCTCCGTTGTGTTCGTAGTGTACTTTCCTGAATTTATGGAATAATCAGCGACTGTCTGGTTTGTACCCAAGATTTTGTCTCTGTACAATACCTTATTCGTTGCTGTATTTGTAATTTCAAGTATATAATCTTGATCTTTTGCAGAATCTAAATTTAGATTTGCAGTATGTTTATAATAATAGTCAACAGCTGTAAAGCTTGAAGCAGTTTGATTATAAACAGTTGTGTTTTGTTGTTCATTCATTACTTTTATTCTAAATATTGCCGAGCCAGTAGGTGTATAAGAACTCGGTATAAAATTTACGGTATGACTAGATTGTGTTCTGTCAAGTACTATCATTTTAAAACATATATTGCATTTGATATTTTTACCCTACTTTTTTTCTCTAATATATCAAATTCTTTTTCATTTAATTCTTTTAAACTATCTGATTTACTAACTTTTAACCATTCATCCGAATTAAAAGATTTTCTTAATATTTGTTTTGATTCTTTTGCCATAATTTTATTTTAAGTGTTTTGAAGGCAGCAGTCACAATGAACTTACTGCCCAAACAAAACACAATTTTTTTAACTATTTGTTCCGACTGTTATAGTTTCAGTAACATTTCCTAATCCAGCCACAGGATTTGTTGCTGTTCCTCCGCTTATAAACATCGGTGGCTCAACTTCTTCACTTGTAAATTCAAGTGTGTACCCTGATAAATCTGCCATAGCTCCACCAGTTGCAATTGTAGCTGATGTCAATTCATTTCCATGCACTCTCCCAAGTAAAAAGAAATTAGAATTTCGATCCTCAACAATTATATGTGGTCT